TTCATCAAAAACGTATGTCCTGTTCTTTCTTTGAACGGGAACAACTCAAGTCCTATCGGGAGGAACAGGAGTTTCTTATTGTTAGACTTACACTTTTCAAAGGCGCAAAACGAGGGGCAGATAATCAAATCCGCCAGTCGAAGGTTCTCAATCCAAAACGTCTCATGCATCGCAATCCCGACCGTCTTACACCCGTGACGTTTGGCGATCGAGAAAAGATTGTTACTGAACGGAGTCTCTATGAACATGATTACTTGAGGCAAAAACCTTCCAAAGTAAGTTGTCAAAACCGGGTCGGAAGGTGGACGGTCTGAAGTCACCTGTTTTTCAGACCACACCTTCTGCAGACCCTTAACGGAGCCGATTGAGAGTATCGAATCGGCATCCAGATATTTATTCAGCTCGTAAATGAATAAACCGATGCCGGAATTTTTGTTCGTATATCCGGTCAATCCGATACGCACTTCAGATACCCCCCCGGCGCAACGGTTATGCCCAGCTTCTTGTCAATGTCGTCAACAATGAATCTATCGGTGGTTTTCAAGAATTCATCTAAAGCGGTCTTGGGATTGTTCCCCTTCCCCCAGGGTCTATCGGTTTCTGGTAAATCCTCGATGCAGGTGTCAAAGACGACAAGGTAACTTCCCTTTGTCACAAGAGGAGAATAGAGTTCCAGTTCTTTCTTAACGTGGTCGTAAGTGTGCATGGAGTCCAGACACACCATTGTCTTTTTGCCCTCTGCCATTTGGCAAACCAGTTCCATAACGTAAGGGGAGGTGGAAGACCCCTCCAGCATTCTTATCCTATGGAACATGGGATGTCTTTCAATCGCCTCTCCGTTGTGGGGACGGATGTCAATGTCGATACCCAGCACCGCACCTTTGCCGATTATTTCTAAAAGCGAGGCGTAGAAGATCAAAGACCCCCCGTGGGCGATGCCAGTTTCGATTATCAGATCGGGCTTGACCTCCCAGATGATCTCCTGCAGGGCCATTAAATCTGTCGGATACTGGATTATCGGTCTACCGAGCCAGGTGAAGTTGTATGAATACTTTTCCTCAATCGACGAGATGAGCCAGTCGCGGGATATCTCTGAGAATCTGTTCAAACTCATTCACCCTCACCGCCCAGTTGTGGTTCTTGGCCACTTCCTCCGCACCCTGCAAAGCTATGTATTTTCTCTCTTCCGGTAATCCAAGATACTTATCAATTTTGTTATGTAAGTCGGATTCGTTGTCATACAGGATTAAATGTTTCCCGTCTGTGAAATAATCCTCAATCCCCGGGACTCTCGGATACATCAGAAACGCACCCGAGCCGAGGGAGAGATATAATCTGTCAGACCAGTAATAAGGGATGTCGTTCCTGCAGTTATCACCGACCATTATCTTTACGGAATTGCACGTTTCGGAATACCTCGGCCCCCAGCACTCCTCTTTATTTCCAAAATGCTCGAAGTTGTATCTTTTCAGACCCTTCAATAATCTCGTTCTGAAAGGGGTGTAAACATGACCGATGAATCCAACGTCCCTTCTTACCTCTGTTTCGACCGGATGATACGTCCTCAAATCGCAAGCGTGGGGCAACCACCTTCTATCTATCCCATACCTGGCGTACATATCTATCTGACCATCGGTAGAGATAACCAAATCAAAAGGTTTGATGGCTCTTGTGTATTGCTGTTCCCTCCCCGCGTATCCCTGTATCCAGTCGAAGTACCACGCTATGATTTTTGTCTTTGACTTTATCGTTTCCCAGAAACCCGGAGGGAATAATTGGGGCAAAGACGTTATCACCAGGTCCCACTGTTCCGCGTTCCTAATAAACCTCTGGTGGTCCATCTTGGGATAGTGATATCTCCAAACCTCATGCCCCGCCTTTTCAAGGTAGTCACAAATTTCAGGTTCCGTATGCCATTGGGAGAAACACGAAGCGAACCCGATCTTCATCACACTATCCGCAACGTCGGATTCGGGATGATGAACTTGCCACCCTTATCCCGATACTCTTTTGACTTACTTAAAATCTCCGAAGCGAAATTCCACGCCAGCAACAGGACATAATCGGGCATATCCCGCAACAGTTTTTCGGGAGGATATATCGGGATGCCCGTCCCCGGCATATACAACCCCTGCTTCGACGGGGTGTGGTCAACGACATAATCAATGATTTCATTATTTATCCCGCAACTGTTTAACAAAACGCAGCCTTTAGCCGCCGCTCCATAGGCCGCTACTTTGTCGCCCCTTTTCTTCAATCCCAGAAGAAGCGTTTTCAACTCCCACTGTAAGTATTCAACGCGTTCGGCAAAACTTTCATAATCCAGTTCGTGAGTTATATATAACCTCAAAGACCCGCCGTGTATCTTCTCCGTTCTGGCTTCCGTGATCGCAAGCCCGTATTCCTGAAAAAGTTTTACCAGTGGTGGCAAAGAGAAGTAACAAAGGTGCTCGTGGTAGATAGTATCCCACTCGCACTTCTCGACAAGTTCCTTCAGATGGGGAACTTCGATCACAGCTATACCATCAGGCTTGAGTATTGTCTTTATCCCCTGAACGAACCCGTGGATGTCTGCTACATGAGCCAGTACGTTGTGGGCGTGAACCACATCCGCTTTCGGCAGTTCTTTCGCCAACCTTTTATTGAAGAACCTCACTAACGTGGGGATGTCCTTCTCGATGGCGACCTTCGCCACGTTCGCGGCAGGTTCGATACCGAGAACGGGAATCCCTTTTTGTTTGTAATACTGGAGTAGGTAGCCGTCATTCGAGGCGAGTTCTATAACCATGCTTTTACTTGTCAAGGAGCGGTCTTGTATCAACTCTGATACGAGTGTTTCACAATGCTCCAGCATCGTCTGGGAGTAGGATGAGAAGTATAGATACTCGGAGAACAACTCCTCGGGCGATACTGTTTCGGTTATCTGCACCAGACCACATTCAGAACAGAGTACTAAATCGAGTGGGTATGTCTTTGAAATTACGTCTTTTTTGACCAACGAATTGACCAAAGGCAACTCGCCGAGTTGTAATATCGATACAAGATGTTCATTATTGCAGATGCGGCACCCGTCAATTAACATCTATCATTAACACCTTTATTCCCGCATCATCGAGAAGTTTCTGATTTTCCTCATGATAGTTCGGGTTCATCAACAGCACTACATCGACATTTCTTAACGCTTCGTAGGAAACTATTTTATGTCCAGTTCCGGGGATGAATTTGCCCTGTTTTTCAGAAGTCAGATCAACCGCAAACTCTATAAGTTCACGGTTCGGGTCGATGAGGTTAAGATATGTCGCACCCTTCGCCCCCGCTCCCCATATAGCGACCTTCAAACCAGAGGTACTGTCCTCCGAAAGACTCTTGCGCCTCTCCCTCGTATCCAGCCAGTTGGAAAGAAAGTTCGAGCGTGGCTTTAGTGAAGTATGAACAATGCTCATAAAAGAAATCCCAGTAAGTGTTGTTGTCCAATATCCAGTTCAAATTCGGGGTTTCAAAGAATACTTTAGGCGCGTCGATGGAATTCAATAAACCCATAGGTCGCGAGGTGTGTTCGATAACGTGTCTGCAAACAACAACATCGGCTGGAGTTGGTTTGTAATAACCTTTGACGAACCTGCATCTCCCCCACTTCTCGTCACCGACATAACTCGGGTCGAAGCCTATCCCTCTGTTTCGGACGCAGAGTTTTTTCAGGAAGTCGCCCTGACCGCACCCGATCTCTACGATGGTCTTGTCCTGCAAATCCAAGTGGTCAACAAGAGTATCGAGATAATCCTGAAAGACGGGTGAGGCCATCTGGGAGTTGTTGTACTTTTCCCCGTAGGACAAAAGGCTTTCATCAAATGATTCGTTGAAAAGGAACCCACACTCACACATCATCAATATAAGGTCGCCTCGCGTGACCCATAGTGCTTCCAAGCTGGTGTCACAGACGAGGTTCTGGTGTACCGGAACGTTTTTCCGCTCTAGAAATATGGAGTTTTTTTCAGAGCGACAGACGGGGCAGTTCATTGTCTTTTTCCGAGATACTCGTAATTGGGAGAGGCCATTTGATATTAAAGGAATCATATTTGATTCCCCTCTCCAATTCCGCAACATAAGGCTCCGCCAAAAGATAAAAGATTTCGGTTTTTTCCTCTAATGTCTGGAAACCATGTGCAAATCCTTCTGGGATATATCTCATATCACCAACTTTCATCGGCATCGGAGATATCTCATTTGTTTCCAGTTCAACAACCACGTCATATAGAGAACCCTTTATGCAGATTATCAACTTTGCTCCTGGCGGTTCACGATAATGCAGACCTCGTAGAGTCCCGGTATGGTCGTTAAAACAAATATTAAATTGTGCCGACATAAAGGGGTATGTTAAAAGAAGCCCCCTATGGTCCCTGTGGGTTTCGCTGGTAATCACTAATGACATCGGCACACTCCCCCCATTTTGCTACAAACCTTTTCCCAGATTCCTCGATTGATATACAATCCGGCCCAGTAATGACGGAAGTGGTTTGAGATTCCAGATGGTGTATCAAAGTATTGACTTGCACCACGGGATGCCCCATTTTCCTGAACCTGCACCAGATGTCAACGTCCGAATACCAGATCGGCAAGTTTTCATCGAAAGACCCCAACTCGTCCAGACCTTTCCAGCTCACTATAAAACACCCGCCCATCATCTGGTCTTCGGGTGGGTTGGGTGGCATAGGCGGCCCGATGATTACATATTCAAGGGGTTCGTCCATTATCTTCTGCGCCTGCTCCCACCAATCATCGGGATAAGCCAAGTGTGTAAATTGAGTCGTCACGCAGTATATTTTGGGGTCGAGTTTGAAACATCCAATCATCTTGCGAGCCACCCCAGGGTGGACAATCATATCGTTGCAGGTGAACATAATGTAGTCACCCGTGGCGATTTCCAACCCCTGGTTCCATGCTGGCATGATTGAGCGGTTGACCTCGTTGGTTATCACCTTGATATCTTTGGTCGCAAGGTACTCACCCGTACCGTCAGTACAACCGTTGTCGATGATGATAAGCTCATGCTCGATGTTGGTTTGAAGTAAATTCTCTACCGATTGAACCGTCAAATGAATATTCTGGAAAACGCACATGACGATCGAGAGAATCATAAACACTCCTTCTTATGCGCCGCCAGCAAGCGAGCGTCTTTCGCTACAAACCCACAACCACATATGAACCTTGGCGGCATCATGTGGGGTCGTGGCCCTGCATCAGGCATGGGAACACCCCTCGGTTTTGCGACCATCTTCGATTTGGTCTTTTCCTCTTTGACCGTGAACGGTTCAAGCGGTTCCGCTATCCCCGACAACACCAAGGTCTTCGCTCTCTTTTCGCCTATTCGGATAATGGAGCCGGGTGTATAAATACAACCCGGCCCCGTATCCTTGATGATCCGTATCAGCACCTAGCCGACCACTCCAGTTATCTTTGCGAGCGCGTTGTCGTCTTTCACAACGAAGCCCTTTCTGGTTACAAAACGGAACACGGTTTAATCCCCATGTCGCCATGAGGCGTGGACTATATCATCACCTTGCTGTAAGCAAGGGGTCGGCGTGTAGTCTCTGAGGGGTCACTAGGACTTCCCTGCTGATTTTCCGCACCCATCACATTGTCACCATCTAGGTAGTGTGGGATACTCGGGCGTTCCAGCATATAGCCAACTTCAGATGTAGCGTCACCGCTACACCGGCCCTCCATTTGAGCTGTCATGTCTTGTTCCCAGAGGTTTATCGGAGTTTGAGTACCCTGGGTCAAGGTCGCCTCATCGGACTGCGAGATCTGGAGTCCCACACGGTCGCCTATGAAAACATAGGGGAAGTGGTCAATCAAAATCTCCGTCTGCACGGGCGAACCCGCTTCCTGCATTTGCCTTGTGAAGCAAATCGGGACTCCGAAGACGGAGTATCCCGTAAGGCCGCCCTTCAGGTTCTCAGCGAAGATCGGCTGGTTCATCAGGTCACGCAAGTTCCGCAGGATGTGTTTGATCCTAGGGTGTGCTATCGCCCCTGTCGCGTCGAAGCCGTTGGCTTCAAGGCGTGACATCGCATCGCTGAAATCAGCGGCAAGGTCAACACCTGTGCCGAACGGCACGATGTTCGCAAGTGGTACGTTTGCCGAAAGCGAGTCGGCGAACGGACCGGTAGGCTCGTAGCCCATGTAAGTCCTGTCAAGATCTTCTGCGAACGCTCCAACAACATCCTCGCGGATTATGCTGGCGATGTTCGTGTCTGCATCTTCCAGGAGTTGGTCTTCAACCGGGACGATGACCGCCATTTTCTCTGCTACGAGTTCGTAGGTTTCAAACTCTGGCGCGTCCTTGGTCTTGACAGCCATCGCGTCTACCCAGTAACCGTTTACGCCGTCACTCTGCTTCCGACGAATCATGCGGGAGCGCAACATCGGAACGTGCCGTGCAAATCTCTCAACACAACTGGCATCCCGAATCAGCATATTCAACTCGCGGGCTATCTCGTCTGGGACGAATATCCCGCCAGCACCTTCACTCCCTTGATTCATACTCGGAATTGTCATCTATTTTTTCCCTCCCTTCAGCATATTCATGATCATACTGTCCAGGTTCTTGATGCCAGCACCGGATAGGGGCTGACCTCCTGCACCTGGGCTTGGGGGTGGAGTGGCTTCCTTCTCGATCAGGTACGGCTTCTCCTTGATAAGACTTTCGAGGGCTTTCTTCAAGCCCTTCACTTTGCCATCGTCATATTCGATGAGCGAAGTGTCGATCAGGGCAAAAGCCACGTCAGGGTCTATAATCCCCATTTTCACGGCCTCGTTGCTGATAGCCGACTTCATGGTTGTTTCAACTATCATGCGTTCCTTCTCGCTCAAGTCCATTTCAAGTTGAGTCGCCTTTGCGGTAAGCCTCTCTACCTCTGATTTGTCTTTGTCCTCATACTCTTGCAGTTTCGAGTTAAGAGCCTCAACACTCTTCTCGGTGTCGCGCAACTTAACCCTGTAAGAAGCCGCTTCACGTCGAAGTCCCTCAACTGTCGCTCTGTCAAAAGTATCTGGGCTTGTTTCCTCTGCCTTGGGTTCCTGAACCGTGGCACTTGCATCTTCTGGCATCTAGCCAACCTCCTTAGTAGCCTCTAGCTTTCATTTCGAGTTTCGCTCCCTGCAACGGGCACAGATCCCCACCACTTTCCCATGTCTCTTGTCGGGATAAAGTGTTGCGACTACCCGTTCACAATCAGAACAGACATTCACCGGGCATTTCATCGACATACCCGTAAGCGTTTTACTGCCATCGGCGTTTCTTTCACCTGTGTGAATTACGCCGTAACTCCCCTTTTCCGTAACCTCGTACTTCCCACTCATCGCTTAACTCACGTCCTCGTTCTTTACTTCCATTTACGCCCCGGTTATCGTTTCCTGCTCACCAGTGTTTATCTGCTTGCCAACCGACTCTCCCGCGGGCAGGAACTTCTCGCGCTCGGTGATGATCTCCGCTATCTTCCTGTCGGGGTAACGCTCCCCTATCTCTGTCAACGCCCCCTTCACCGACTGCATGGAGTCCTTGAGTTTCATCGACTCCATCTGTATCTTCTCCATCTCGTTCTCAGGCAACGGGAGGTGTGGGATAACACGGTTGTCGTAATTCCGCGCTATCTTGTCGATTGGCATATCGCCGTAGGGGAAGCCCTCTGTGCCACGGTATATCTCAAGCATCTGGAGGAACCGCTCATCCATCTCGACCAGCCGCGACTTCCATACCCGCCAATCCTGCTGGGTGGCTGACAGCAGATCGCTGTAGAGTAATTTTAGAGCCACACCACTGACCAGACCAAACCCCTTGATACGGTCAGGTGTAATATCGGGCACGTCCCCGAGCAGGTGCATGAGGTTCTCCAGGCGGGTGAGAAACTCGTTGAGCGCATTGGAGTAGTTGAAGGAGGATTCTAACTTCTTCACGTCAACACCGTCACCGCCAACGTTCCATATCTCCTGCGGCGCGAGCTTCACCATCTTCTCGGCATCAGGTGGGGCATTTAACATGATCGTTACGGCAAAGAGATTAAATCGTAGTGAATCGGCAGCGTCCGACATGGTGCGGTTGTACTGATCCATCAGCGGTACGAGGTCGGAAAGGTAGGAACGTCCGAACATCTCGCCGGAGAGAGCCTGGTGGGGGAACAGGATGACGGGGATGAAGTCCAGCCCTGTGTCAACTCGGTCATAGGTCAAGCCCCCCGAGTTCGGCAGCAGGCTGGAAGCATCGTAAGTCCCCTCGGTCAGGTAGCACTTCCCGCGGAACAACTCCCACGTCTGCTTCCAGACCGTGTTGATGTTGTCGAAGTAAGAGCAAAAATGGATCTTATCGAATTTGTCAGGCTCATCCTGGTTCGGCAGGGGGAAGACCTCCTGCCCCGGGCAGAATTGCGCCCGTATTCCGATGTTCGGCAGGTACCTCATCTTCAGCGCGATGGTGCCGGAGATGAAATAATCCTTGACACTCGCCAGCATCTTCTCGTCCAGCTTGTTCTCCCCCCAGATGTCGTAAAGCATCTGCTCGCGGGCGGCGGCCTGGTCGTTCAGCCTCGCCTGTTTCTTGGAGGGCTTGTAGCCGGTAGTCGCCATCTCCTCGGAGTCGTCATACTGCTCGGGCGGGCATTCGACATCAGGGGCGACCTCGAACATCCATGATGCCCTGCGCTTGATAAACCAGCGGGCGAGGTTGATGGGCATGACGGTCGGGGAATAGCCCATCGTCGGGGGGTTCCAGTATTGACCCTCAAGGTTGTAGTAACGGAAGAACTCGTTGGCCTCGGTAACACGCAGTAATGCCTCGTCCTTTAGGAACTGATACCTGGAGCCGTAAACATCATCGGCTATACGGTAAGCGAGAGATTCGTCTATCCCCGTGGTGTTAGTTGCGGGCGTTTTCCAGGCATCTTCCCGAGTCATTTAAATTCTCCCATGTTTACCTAGCCGTGTTACTGGTTCCAACGTATCCCTTCTTGTCGAAGCTATGGACCATGTACCTGACAGCATCCATCGCGTGGTTATCCGCATCAACGGGGCGGTTCTTGAGGACTGTACCCATGTCGTCTTCTTCGTAGTGGTATAACTCGAACTCGTTTACCGTCCTGGGGCAGGTGTTGAAATCTATCTTCAGGTTGCCACCGTCAAGGTAGCGGTTCACCACCGCTATCCCGGGGTCGAGTTCCTTCTTCCCCTTCCTGCTATCAAGACCCTTCGCCCGAAAGTCAGCGATATACTCCGGTCGGGCAGAGTCGCACCAGAAGGTGCGGATGCCCCAACGCTCGTCCATCTCGATGGCGATCTCATCCAGTTCTTCTATCGGTCGCTTGTTCTGGTAGAACTCATCGACGATATGCAGGTTGTCGTCATCATCAACTAGAGCGACCGTGATAACGCTCGGGTCTATCCAGCCCCAGTCAACCCCGGCGATAGCGTACTTGTAGCCGCTTCTCGGCTCCGGCGCGTCCAGGTGGTGAGTGTCTACACCGATCTGGTAGACAAGACCCTCCCAGCCTACAAACTCGCCATGGACCTCTTGCGCAAGGAAAGATCCCGAGTAAGACTCGATAAGACTTTGCTTGTATTCCTCGGAGAGTGCCTTGTTCTCCAAGGTGGAGCCTTGGAAGAACTCATAGTTTCTCCGTGGCCTTCGCCCGAACTCTTCCCACACCCAGTTGCGCCCCCGGGGGGTAGACGTTATCCACCCTTTCTCGGGGGCAACCCGGAGCCGCGCCACCATCAACTTCCAGACCTTCGGCGGCACTTTCGCGGCTTCGTCGATGAAAAACCAACTCAGGTTGGGACCACGGAGATCGTCGGGTCGGTCACAGGAACGAAGCATGATGTGAGAGCCGTTGCGGAAAACTAGTATCTGGCTCTGCTTGTTGTAAGCCTCTACGAGTTCGTCAAACGCTTCCTTCTGCTCCAGGCGGTTCCAGATCTCCTCCGTTATCATCGGGGTCACAAAGTCCGACAAGTTCCGGTAGGTGCTGGCTACTATCGTCCCATAGCTCCCAGGATTCGCTATCGCGGTCATAACTGCCTTCAGGCAACCCACGAAGGTCTTGCCCGCCCCCACCCCCGTTATCATCGCCGTGAACCTCGCTGGAGATGTCATGAACCGGTACTGCGTCTGCGATAACTCTAGTGGTATGTTTAGGTTCTCCATAGTCCCCCGGCGGTAGTATGTTGATATTGATACTCGGCTTCTGTGGGGCGATAGTCCTCTTCGCTTCCAGCGAGCCGATTTTATCCATTAAAATCCCGATGACAGTCGCGATCTCGCGCCCGTCCTTGAACGATGCCTCACCCTTGTTGATCTTCTTCTGGAGGATGGCAGAGAGTTGCTCTATCTGGTTCCAGGTGGTCGCCACCCACTTGCGGGCGACCTCAGCCCGGGCGTGTACGAGGTCAGCGGAAAGTTCCGCAGGGTCGGGCTTCTCAAGCCAGCGGCCTATCGTCTTCGGGGTCACGCCCATCTCTTTGGAGATCTTGTTGGCTGACCAACCAAGGGCGTGGTACGCCTTCGCCTGCTCTATCAACTGTGGGGTATATTTCTTATCAGCCATGTAAATCCTTAAGGTGGGGGCAAGCCGCCGGGGGGTTGACGGTTGCCCCCAGGGGGAGTTGGTGGGAAAAGCCGACCGGCCTAGGAACCTTGCGGCTTTGCGGTACCCTGTAGGGCTACTCCCCCAGAAACATATAAGTAAAATGCGGGTTGTCGTGAAGCACCTGGCAGACGGCGTTTGCCATCGCGGTCAGATCCTTGTGGGCCAACTCCAACTCCAACTGCCACTTTATCGACTCGAAGGCTTCGTGCATGATATCGTTCTCGGGGCGGTTGCCACGGCAGAGCGAATCCAACTTGATAGTGCCGAGAAACGGCTGATGCTCTGCCACCGCATCGCCGGAGAGCGCGGTAAGGTTGTCCTCGTAGGTGACGGCGTATTCGTAGGCGATAACCCTCAACTTCATCTTGCCCTCTGCAATAGTTCCCGCAACGATTTCATCCTCGCATAATATTCAATCAAGAGTTGGTTAGGTCCAAACACGGGCAACCGGGAGCGAGTGCCATTTTTCTTGTGCATCGACCCTTTCTTCACCTTCCTGCGCTCAGGAGGTGTCAGGTGAGGCCGAGGTTTACGGCTCATAACCGTCCTTCAGCCTTTCTTCGCGTCCCGCTCGGCTTCCATCTTGCGGTAGATGCCCATCACCAGCTTCCAGTATTTGGGGGAGCCGGTCTTGACATCCTTGTAACCGGAAGCGACTATCGACTTGGCGCGAAGCCAGAGGTCTTCATATTTCACAGCGGCTACTGGCACTTTTCTCCCTCCCAACGATGACAAGCGGGAGAATCGTTGTTAAAGCAATCACCACTTGAACAATCTATCTCTTCACCACGCCGAAATGGTTTAACACAAGTCCTGCAGGTTTCCTTCGTATAGGGTTTTTCTTCAAGAGCATCGACCCTATATTTCAATCGCAAAACTTCCCTCTCAAGATAATCTGTGTCTACTGGCATGACAGCCCCTTTGCGATTAACTCGCCCCTGATTATCTCAGCGGCATCTTCGAGCAGTATGGCGATAATGTTTGGGTCTTTCGCATCCACTTGGTCAACCGGTACAACAACTCGCAACTCACCGATGTCATAAGGGATACTGATTTTCATCAGAATGATGCCCTCATCCCAATGAATGCGAATTTTTTCTTTCTTACCTTGCATATTCATCCCCCCTTATTCTTTGATTATGGGAACGGGATCGGGCTGCCTTTTACGGCTTGTCTTTTTCTCATCAAGGCATCGCCGGAGGGAAGTAAAGCCCACCGATGGGGACGGTCAGGTATGTACGAAGACCAGCTATGAAATCCGCTTTTGAAATCAGCCCCGCCCGTAAGTAGGCGATCCCGATCCTCACGATGTTGCGCCTTCCGGCGGCTGTCATCACTACCATGTTTTTCCTCCTATGGCATTATTATCGTCATTCCTTCTCGTCAGGCCACTTCTCTTTAGTCCAGCGAATTATCGGCTCACCCATCCGCGCCCTGATGTCGCTGGGAGCCACTACGCTGTCATTTTCAGCCCCTAGGATGCGAGTTCTGCCGAAATAGGTATCGAGGTATGCGTCCGAGGCTTCTCGCGCTTTCTGCAGGCGAAAAAGGTACTTTTTGGGGCGAAAAGGGTCTGGGAAGAAGTGACTAGGTTTGGGGCTATGGTTTTGTGAGTGTTTTGTGTTTGGTTGCGACATAATAGTTTCAGTGAGGATGTGTTCACATCTCTCTTACTTTATATAACCCCCCCTATACCTTACATAACATATTCATTACGTTTTATAACATTATGTTACGTTTTCGCACGTTTTGTGCCCTCATAACTAGCAGGTATGATGCCACGTTGACCCTAGAGCTGACAGGATCGAACACTACTTAATACAATGACTATCACTTAATAGAGAATTAATCAATTAGTCAATAATACTTAGCATTGCTAACCTTTTTGACTTGTATTCCACCTGCGTCATAAG